GGGAAGGACAAGCTATGGCATCCCGAAATAAGTGCGCAAACACCTATCTCTTTTCACCATAGTACTACGCTCAGATGCGGTTTCGAAAATATTCGCGACAGTCTGGGCCAGAAGCTAAGCTATGAAATAGCAGAACCCTGACCTTTATGTCCTTATATTGTTAAGGAGGTAAAGCAGCTTGGAGCAAATCACTCTCCAGGTGGGTCTAGTGCGGTTGCGGTAACACTACGTTAGTTGTTACATCGACCGTTCGTGGATTCGTCGACAATGTCGATCTCAGGATTCGGGAATACGATTCCCATTGTTTGATAATCTCCAAATTATGTAATGGAGTATCTTTTTCAACTCTTTCGTATAGTTCCCTTGGTAAAGGGATCTTCGATAGCGAATCAGTCAGACTATAATAGTTATTAACTACTAATTCTAACTGCTCTAGAGTAGGTCCTGATTTTGCTTTTATAGCATCTTCAATCAAGTATCTTAGCTCTCGTAATTCAACCAGTACGTCGAGGAAAACCTCTCGGTAAACAGTATGGCATAGATCATCTATTACATAGTAGTAGAGATCTTTGTCTATGTACCTAGGCGCTGGATCACTTGCATTCCATGCAAAGGTTGGTCGATCAGGGTCTAACCCTTTAAGATCTATTTTACGAGCCCCGGGGGCTGCCCGGGAAAGAGTTCCATAGTACTCCCTGTCTTTATTCACGTAAGATATATCCCTAATAGTTTGTTCAAGGACTAAGAAATCCTTGCTATTAAGTTTGTCTTGTATTCTGATGAGTTCTTTCTCAACAAAAGCCGTAATAAAGGCGGAGATTTTACGCTCCGACCAGGAGTACGCTTTGGTTAATCCCTTCAAGGAGAAAAATTTTCCCAAAGAAAGAGGATTAGGTCCAAAGGGGGAATGGAAGGCCAAGATTCGATGTCGCAGTCGCTGTCCGAGTTTCATAAGTGAACCGGATGCGGAGCCTTTTGCTTTATAACCAAAACCGAAGAGGTCTAGGTATCTTGCGAGACTCAGAGAATATTTCTTACAAAGCTCTAGCGAAGCTGAGAGCATTTGTCGCCCAACCCAGTATTCTGAGAAGGGGACCGGGGAAACATCTTTCCCTCTGTGGAAAGTTCGTTTCGCAAATTCCAAGGTTAGTCCGTCAGGACTAATCAGGGATTTCGCTAATCCAATCTCTACACCGAGTTCGGCCATCAACTTTCTGTATTCCCTTGCGACAGCTGCATCGGCAATGACAATATCATCGCCTAGGACTGCGTAGAGTGTGAACCACTCTCCAGGCCGTATGACCTGCGCATTCAATGCAGCTTGTTGTACTATAGCGTGGTGAGTCAGAGCCAACATAGCCCATGACGATAAGGCACCCATGGGTTGCCCTGTCGCATACTTGACAGACCCTGAGTAATTACGTTTTTTTAATTTGTAATGGTACTCATATGATCGCCCAATTAATAGGAGCGCCCATAAATCCGCACCCTCAATTGTCATAATTTTACTTAAGATAATTTTCTGGATGTGGATGGGTAATCTATCTGTCGCTGCCGATAAATCGAAGCTATAATACGGCCCATGAGGCTGTGTTATTATAAGCTCCTTAATCGGGGCTAGCTGGTCAGTTGTGCCGTCTTGCGGGATTAGGTCTAGAAGCTCGAAGATCGC